GCCACAATCCATGAAACCACCGACAGGCCAGTCGTGGTCGCTTACAGCGCCAGCAATCTGGTGCCGGTCACTGGCACACTCAGGGAAATGTATGGAGCAACTCAAGACATCGTGATCGTCGCAGACCATGACCAAAGCGGTGTTGGCCAACGCTACGCAGAACAGGCCAGTGCCAAGTATGGTGCACGCATGGTGATGCCTCCGATCCTCGGTGATGCCAACGATTATGCACAGGCTGGCCACGATCTGGCAGGCCTACTGATGCCACCAGCAGACGACTGGCTCATCCCAGCCGACGACTTCTGCGCACAGCCTAGCCCCATCAGCTGGCTCGTCAAACGCTGGATTCAATCGCAAGCCCTAGTGATGGTCCACGGCCCAAGCGGTGGCGGCAAGACATTCGTGGTGCTCGACTGGTGCCTGCGCATGGCCAGCGGAACAGAAGACTGGGCAGGCCACAAGGTGCGCCAAGGCAACGTGGTGTATCTGGCAGGCGAAGGCCACCACGGTCTGCGCGGAAGGGTGGCAGCTTGGAAGCACCACCACAAAGCAGGCAAGCTGGCCATGTGGCTCTCAAAAGATGGCTGCGACCTCAACACCCCGACCGGCTACCTCAAAGTGGTCGAGCAAGTCAGAATGCTGAAAGACAGACCAAGCGTGATCGTGGTCGACACCCTGCACAGATTCCTATCAGGCGATGAAAACAGCGCTCAAGATGCCAAGACCATGCTAGACGCATGCAACGCACTCATGCAGGAATTCAACTGCTCGGTGATCTTGGTGCACCACACAGGCGTGGCCGAGGAAGCCCAGCACCGCGCTCGAGGCTCAAGTGCATGGCGAGGTGCTCTGGACATCGAGATCAGCATCGTGCCAGGCAAAGAAGGCGTGCCCATGCAGATCGTGCAGCGCAAGTCAAAAGACGCAGAACTGGCCGAGACCATCCACGTTGAGCTGCAACAAGTGGCCATCCCTGGCTGGCGCGATGAAGACAACCAGCAAGTCACAAGCGCTGTCATTGTCCAAGCTCAAGCCCCAGTCGTGGCCAAAAAAGACAGCAAGATCGACAGCCATCGCAAAACTTTCGAGAACGCTTGGTGGTCGTCAGGAGCCGAAGAACGCAATGGTTTACCCTACCTCAGCCGGTCGGCCATGATGGAATACTTGGTGCAGAAAATGAACGTGAGCGAGTCCTCAGCCAAGGTTTACATCAAGCCAAGCGCGACAGGAAAACCCATCGCTGACATGCTGGTGGCCGAAATAATCGAGTCCTTCGAGCATGGCTGGATCGTGATTGACGACACTCAAGCAAGCGTCATGATGATCAGAAAGTCAGAGCGCTGAATGACTTATCCACAGACTTATCCACAGGCTGATAATGGTAACAACGGAACGGAACGGAAAAAAACGGAACGCAGTTCCCTTGGCAAAACAGCGCAAAACGGGAACGGAACGGAACACACACCTTTAGGTGTGTTCCCAGTTCCCTTGCGATGCGGATGAATTTCATGTCGTATTAGTAAAAACCCTTAGTAAAAAGTTATCCACAGGCAGATCAAGAAAATGACCAAACAAAGAGAAACCCCAAACTTCACAACATGGCAACATGACACGCTGGCCAAGTTTGCAACCGAGGTCTACATCCGACTTCAAGATGAGCAGGCCGCAAACGAGCAACTCAGGATGGATTTAAAAGATGCCATGAAGCTGGCGCGAATCGAAAACATGAAGGACAATACACAATGACCACAAAATCACACAATCCCGCAGACAAGGTCGAACGCTGGAGTATCGACAAGCTGGTGCCTTATGCACGCAATGCCAGAACGCACAGCGATGAGCAAGTCGGCCAGATTGCTGCCAGCATCAAAGAATGGGGTTGGACCACTCCTGTTCTGGTGGATGAGCAAGGCAGCATCATTGCTGGCCACGGCAGAACACTGGCCGCACAGCGCCTGCAAATGACTGAAGTTCCTGTCATGGTGGCTAAAGGCTGGTCAGATGCCAAGAAGCGTGCCTACGTTCTGGCCGACAACAAACTGGCCATGAATGCAGGCTGGGACAATGAAATGCTGGCGCTTGAACTTGGCGAGATCGGTGATCTTGGCTTTGACCTCGACCTGACTGGATTCACAGCCGATGAGATCGCAGCCTTGATGCCTGAGCAAATCGAGCCTGGTCAAACTGACGAGGATGATGTTCCAGAAGTGCCTGTGCAGCCGGTAACTGTGCTGGGCGATGTTTGGATTCTCGGGCAACATCGTTTGATGTGTGGAAACAGCACCATGCTGGCCGATGTTGAGCGCCTGATGAACGGAACCACTCCCGACTGCATCCACACCGATCCTCCGTATGGAATGAATGCCGTCAGCAAGTCGTCCGTGCTGAAGAAAAATTACAAACAGGACATCATGGGCGATGACACACCAGATGTCGCAAAGGATGCTTTCCGATTGATCTACGGCATGTGGCCAGATGCAAAACAGATCTGGTGGGGTGCGAACTACTACTGCTCGGTCTTGCCCGATAGCGAATGCTGGCTGGTATGGGATAAGAACAATGGGCAATCAGATCAAACCGACTGCGAGCTGGCCTGGGCAAACTTCCGCAGCGTTGTTCGTCAGTTCACGCTTGCGTCAGAAAAAACCAATCGAGTCCATCCAACACAGAAGCCGGTGGCGCTGATGGAATGGATATTGAAACGGTTCAACTTGTCGGTGAAAACCGTTGCTGACTTTTTTGGTGGATCTGGTTCGACGTTGATCGCGGCAGAAAAACACGGTGCTCAGGCCTTCATCATGGAGTTTGATCCAAGATTTGTTGACGTCATCATCAAGCGCTGGCAGGACTTCACTGGCAAAATCGCAACACACGCAGAAACCGGAAAACCTTTCGCGGAGGTGAAAAATGACAACAAAAACTGAAAAATCGGTCTTAAAAAAGCGAGGACCGAATGGCGGTGCTCGACCAGGCGCTGGCCGACCAGCATTTGAGCCGACCGATGCCGAGCGCAAACAGGTCGAAGCGCTCTCTGGATATGGCCTGCCGATCGAGCAGATTGCAGTGCTGGTGCGCGATGGCATCGACACCGACACCCTACGCAAGCACTTTGCAACCGAACTGCTATCAGGAAAAGCAAAGGCCAACGGACAGGTAGGGAAAACCCTATTTCAGAAGGTCATGGCAGGCGACACGACCGCAGCCATCTGGTGGAGCAAGACGCAAATGCGCTGGGCCGAAACCCAAAAGCATGAGCTGACTGGCGCAGACGGTGCGCCTCTGGAGTTTGCCAAGATCGAGCGAGTGATCGTCAAGAATGGGTAAAGTCCTGCAACTCCAAACCCCTGAATGGGCATTGCCCTTGCTGGAGCCAAGCCGCTACAAAGGCGCTTGGGGTGGCCGAGGCTCCGGCAAGTCCCACATGTTTGCCGAGCTGATGATCGAGGCCCACATCCTTGACCAAAAGCGCAGAAGCGTCTGCGTGCGTGAAATCCAGAAATCGCTGAACCAGTCGGTCAAACGCCTGCTGGAGAACAAGATTCAGGACATGAACGCTGGCGCTTACTTCGAGGTGCAGGAGGCCGTGATCAAGTCCAAGAAGGGTGATGGCGCGATCATCTTCCAAGGCATGCAAAACCACACAGCCGACTCGATCAAGTCGCTCGAAGGATACGACTGCGCATGGGTGGAGGAAGCCCAAAGCCTGAGCCAGACCAGCCTAGACCTGCTGCGGCCAACCATCCGAAAGCCAGAGTCGGAGCTGTGGTTTACATGGAACCCGCGCCAGCAAAACGACCCAGTCGACTTCCTGCTGCGCGGCCCGACACCACCAAAAGACTCGCAAGTCCTGAAGGTCAACTTCACCGACAACCCTTGGTTTCCCCAAGTCCTGCGCGACGAAATGGAGTACGACAAGAGGCGCGACCCAGACAAGTATCAGCATGTCTGGATGGGCAGTTACCTCACAAACAGCAACACCAGGGTGTTCAAGAACTGGCGCGTCGAGGACTTCGAGGCACCACCAGACGCAATCCACCGGCTCGGTGCTGACTGGGGCTTTGCGGTCGACCCGACCACTCTGGTGCGCTGCCACATCATTGGCCGCACGCTCTACATCGACTACGAGGCCTACATGGTCGGCTGCGAGATCGTCAACACGCCTGAGCTGTTCATGCAGGTGCCAGAGGCCGAGAAGTGGCCAATCGTGGCCGACTCAGCTAGGCCAGAGACGATCAGCCACATGAAAAAGAATGGCTTTCCCAAGATCATGACAGCGGTCAAAGGCCCGAAGTCGGTCGAGGAAGGCATCGAGTTCCTGAAGAACTACGACATCGTGGTGCACCCTCGATGCATCCACACCATTGACGAGCTGACGCTGTACAGTTACAAGCAAGACCCACTGACCGGCAAAATCTTGCCGGTGCTCGAAGACAAGAAAAACCACGTGATCGATGCCCTGCGTTATGCCTGCGAAGGTGTGAGACGATCGGCCATCACGAAGCCTGCAACATTCACTCCATTGCCAAATGTAAAGAAATGGTGAGAAAATCACACAAAATGAGGATATAACATGGCCCGACTCTCAA